GACCACTTGCTTATGGTCTGAAAGTCAATCTCGTCACCTATCGTGACTGTTTGGTCTGGCTTAAAAGTGCCTAGGAACTTGGCAATATTACGGACTACATGCACGTCCTCAAAAGGTACTTGCAAGTCCGAGAGTATTACGATTTTTTTAATCGTCGTCCTCGTCCTCGTATGGAATGTTGTCTATGCGATTGGGAAGGCTAGGCAGAATCCAGTCAGGATAGATATCCTTGTCCACAATCAAGCCCATGGCTATGTCTGACCTAAACCCAGCACGAATCAATGCTCTATACATTTCATGCAGGGATATTGCCCACGCATCTAATTCGTTGTAAGTGTCTAGGTCTATGACCTTTTTCTTAGCCATAGGATAAGTGTTACTTACGCAACATCTCTATGATTGTATCGACACGCGCTTCTAGTCGATTAACCTGATCCTTTATAGATGAGCCGCCGTTAGGTCGTAGCTCTGATAAATAGTGCTTAATCATGAACTGGACATAAGCTGCAACGCCGCCAAGGATTGAGATGATAGCGACTGATAATGCCGCGTAGTCCTGTGCGGTCATCGTTTAGGCGATGCGTATCCGAATACGCCAGCTACGACTGCGCCCAAGATTGCACGATAGTCAAGTGAGAAGTTAGAGGTAGTTCCCCATACTGCAAGAAACGCTCCTACTGAAAGGATTGCTGGGTGCTTCATGTTCATGCTGTGCCGCCTATCATTGGGATATTAAAGAACGAGCCATCTGCATCGCCCTTCTTAGTGAAAGAGATATGGCAATGATGGTCATGCTTATTGATTCCAGAATACTTGCGCCAGCGCCAGCCCATGCGAGGGGAAGCAATCTTGCCCGAGAAGATGACATAAGCAATTCTTGAGTCAGACTTTGCTGCGTGTCGTATCTGATCCGCAAGGTCAGGCATGAGGTCAGGCTTTGCCTTTCCAGATAAATCCCTGTCAATATCAATCGCTCTGACGATACCTTCTGCATCAGGATTGTGGTCAGAAGGACGTGCTGAATGACGAGTGTCGCCAATCCAGCCGTCCGAGGTTCTATCTCGATCCTGGTAAGTATCATCTACTTGCAGTCTTAATTGCTGACCTGCTTTGCATAGCCTAGGGCTTGACACTCATCACACTCCCATACTTTTTTATCAGTAAGCAACAAAGATTCATGCTTGCAGTCAGGCTTGGGAGGAATAAAAGCATCGCTTACAGAATCGTATGTGAATCCAATTCCTGCATAGTTAAATCTTATGCGTCCGTTGTAGCTTGTACGAATACAAACTTGACCACGATAGTTGCCGTACCACTCCTCGGGACTTAAACCATCAATAAGTTCAGTTTCGTCTTTGCCTACAATGACTTCTGTAACTATGTTATTTTCATCAAGAAAAGCATAATGAGCCATCAGACAGTCACCGTACCTGTTCCGGCTGTAAAGGAATATATGCGGAATCCACCGCTTGTTGTTGTGGAATAAGTAAGTCCACCACCGATTGAAGTCAATGCAGGGAATGTATCTGCATAGCGAATGATGACAATACCTGAACCGCCGCTGCCGCCCGTGACAGTTGAACCATTGTAGCCTCGAGCGCCACCGCCGCCACCGCCACGATTTGTTGTTCCTGCTGTTCCATTAGCAACTGAAGATGCACCTGCTCCACCGCCACCTGCTCCACCTGCGCCACCTGTTGCAGTTTGATAGCCACCGCCACCGCCGCCACCTGCATAAGTCACTGCTGAACCTGAATAAGAATTAGAAGAACCATCTCCGCCAGCAGTACCAGCTGTAGTTGCATTATCAAATCCTGCTTGAGATGCACCACCACCGCCAGGACCGCCGCCGGTAGTTGTACTACCACCGCGGAATCCTTGAACCGGACTAGTTACTGGTGTTGAAATACCACCACCACCGGTAGTAGCTGAATAACCACCACCACCGCTACCGCCGCTGCCGCCAGGGTATTGAGTATCTGTACCACCACCACCACCGCCAGCTGAAGTGATTGATGAAAAAACTGAACTAGAACCTTGAGTACCTAATGAAGCAATGCCTGTTGATCCTGCGCCGCCGCCGCCTACAGTTACAGTAAAACTAGAAGCGATTGAAAAACTTGCAGCAGTTCTAAAACCACCTGCGCCGCCGCCACCGCCGCCTGAAGTATTACCACTTGTGCTTCCACCGCCGCCGCCGCCACCAGCGACCACAAGGTAATCAACTGTTGAAAGTGCGGCAGCTGGGGCTGGACTTAAAAATCCTGCTGTGATTGCGCCAATCATTATCCAATAGCTCCTGCAACGTACCAAACATCTGTAGCAGTCTTAATGCAAACTGCTGTCTTGTATTGAGCCAGGGTAGGAGAAGCTGCTACTGCACCGGCTGAAAGAACTGTGGTTGTGCCAGAGCTAGTCGCGCTGATTGTTACCGCGCCAGCACCCTTGTTAAGGATTGTGATTGCTGTGCCTACTGGGAAGGCTACAGAGGCGTTGGTAGGAATCTTAAATGCTACTGCTGTCGCCTTATTCATAGGCACAAGGGTCTGATACTGATCGTCTAGGACTGCTGTGTAGTCCGCTGTAGCGTCCGCATCGACTGTAAAGGTCACAAGACCATTGACTGTTGCGGCAGTTAAAACATCGCCGGTTGCTGCTGGTAGTCCTGATGCCATTATATCTCCTAGTAACTTAATGTATTAGTGCCGATTATACCGTAATACGAGCTTCCAACCACGAAACCATCGGCTATTGGTTCAAGGGTCGAAATTGTTGCCATTAGCTTTTGTGCGCTGATTTCCCAGTTGATGCCCTGATATTGCAGGTTCTTGACAATCGTTGAGCCGTCTGGCTGGATATTGGTGATAAGCAAATTGTCAAAGAAATCCAAACCAATGATTGTGTCAGTCGGTACTGATGGATCAAGTAAGTCCACAACCATCTGGTCAATTCTGATAGTAGTTTGGGCTCTTGTGGCAACATACTCACGCGCTATGTCGGTCACTATAGTGTCAGTTTCAGCAACCAGGTCAGTCTGTGTGACAGTATGAGGGAAGTACTTATCTATCGAAGCTTGATTAGTTGCTGTGATTGTAGAGCCGCCTACACGGGCAAAGTTGGCTTGGTTAATGATGAGCTTGTCATCAAAGGCAAAGACAAGGTTGCGATAAGGAATACCGCCTGATTGATTGAAGGCTACAGGTGTCTTGGAAAGAGAGTTCATGACGTCTGTGCGGTTCTTAAATATGGCAGTTCCAGAACCGTTCATATAGAACGCGCCGGTCTCGGACATTTCAGCGTTCTTAATTGCCTCAAGGCTTGTTCTGTTACTCCCAGGATCGGCAATACAGGTATTTAGACCAGTCGAGATTGTGCGCATGGAACTAGGAAATGATACTTGATTTAATATTGCTGACACACGGGCTGAAGTAGTTTGACCCGCCGGGCTTGAAGCCACAGTTGAAATATTAGCCAACTGAAACAGACGAAAAGCATCTGTGCACGAGATGTCGACATAGCCAGTATCTTGATTTACTGGGTAGGTGTATTTGTAATCTGTAACGTATCCAGAAAATAAATACTTTTGAGTTGTTGCAGTAGTAGCCGATACACGCAATTTACGCAAAGGCGCAAGATAGCCGTAATAGGGAGAAGCTGTGTTCTGTGGGTTAAAATAGGAAAGCGGATCTAATACTCGAACTGTGCAAGTGCCAGCCTCATAAGTATCACGTTGAAGGTTACGACCGCGAGAAATAGATATTTCATAAACGTTAGGAGTCAAGTCAATGACTGGTTCTGGAAGCGAAGAATCGCCTAAAGTGTTTGTGCCAAGTATTCCGTACTTAGGGTCGCCAATTACAAACCCTCCATAACCAAAAGTAGCGCCGTTTGAATAATCAAAGGAAACTGCTATCTGTGCTGGTAATGCCATTATCCGGCAAACATTCCATTAACTCGACTTACATTGCTAGGAATCCCAGAAAGTGATTGAGATTGATTAGCAGTAGCAATCGTCTTTCCGTCAATTTGAACTGTTACTTGCATAGGTTGTGCACCGCCACCAGCAAGTGGACCGCCACCTGTAACCCTGTTTGTCATGTAGGGCAAGGATGCTACGTTTGTAGGAATCATAGGTTGCGCCCCACCGCCGGGAATTGGACCACCGGAACTGACGTTTGTTACTGGAATCATTGGCTGTGCGCCGCCGCCTGGGATTGGACCGCCAATACTTGCAACCTTTTGAGCCTTAGTCATGAGCATGTCCAGATAGGCTTCCCATGAAGCAAAAGGATTTTTGGCATCTGGAAGGCTTGCAAGATAACTTGCTAAATCCTTGCTTAAGCCCTGTGCAATGGCAAGTTCATAAGTTAATCTTTGAGCTTCTTTGGTGTTGCCTGTCAGCAAGGCTAATTGAAGTTCTGCGCGCTTACGATCTTCATCAGAAAGGTTGCCTTTCAGGGCAGCAATAAGTTGAATTTGGTTAAGGTCAAAAATTGTGCCAGCCTTCTTAAGTATTGCTTGTTCTTTAAGAGCCTTGGTCTGGTCTTTTAATGCTTTTGAATTTACGATTGCGTTCTTTTTTGCGGCGGCGGCGGCTTCCTTTTGAAACTTGACCGCTGCTGCGCCGCCGTATTGTCTGCGAGCAATCTGGTCATCAAGTCTAAATTGTGCAGTAATCTTTTGGTATTGCTTAAAAGCTTCTATCGGAGAAACATCAGCAGTAAAGAATGGTTTGACAGCTGCGACAGTTCTGCCAATACCTACAAATAGGTCGCTAACTGTTACTGCTAGTTTGATGATGCCCTCTAGTGATCCTGCTAAACCACCTGTGCCGCCAGCTGCACCCAGGGCATCTACTAACCCCTTGCCTATAATTTCTGAAGCATTGGCAGCAGCAACGCTAATCTTGTCAAGTGAGCCTGAATAAGAATTGGCGGCTGTTGTTGCCTGACCGCTAAATAACTTTGTAATCTTGGCTTGGATTTCCTCAAAGGACATAGCCTTAAGTTCTGCTTGAGTCAGTCCCAGCCCATACTTGTTAAGAGACCTAGTTTGTCC